TCATTTGTCGATTTCAATTTTGTCCCATTCCCGTCCACGGCTATCCCTATACCGCGCAGCCATTGAATCTGATTTATGCCCGAGAAGACGTTGAGCAAACTTATCGCCAATCTGGTTCCGGTATAGCCTTGCTGACAGGCTACGCAGTTCATGGAATGTTGGCGGGTTTCCATCAAATGAGAGTCCAGATGCATTTCTCGCCTTTGTAAAATACTTTGATACTGTTTTCGGGGAAAGCGGATCGTGATGCTTTGATGCGATTATAGTTTCACTGCTGCTGGCCTCCCTGCATTTCTGTAGTGTATCAGCCAATGAGATATTGAGCGCGTCAATCGTTAGCATTAGCGGAATGGCGAGTTTAGCCCCTGTTTTACTCTGTTCAATGTGAAGATGGTTGTCGTTTATGTCTGACCATTTCATTCTGCATAAATCGCCCACTCTCTGCCCTGTAACGACAGCCAAATCCATCGCCAGCCTTAGCCAGATAGGGAGAGGTTCGGCTGCATGGTAAATCTCGACATACTCATTAGCTGTCAGCCTTGAGCGCCTTACTTCTGACTTTGCTGTACGGGTTGCTGTTACCGGATTCGTTGCCACATGCCCCTCGGCTATTGCTTCACGAAAAACGTCAACAAGGGTTGACCTGATTAATTTTGCGGAAGCTGCTTTACCTTCTGCTACGTAGGTGTTTAGCATTGCTGCCACATCTTTCGTTGATATGTCAGTGAGCGGTTTGTCCGGCAATTTTCTTCGGATTGCCCTGATTTTGCTGGCGTAGTCGAGTAGAGTTTTCGGCCTGATCCCCCTTTCGGTGAGGATTCTTTCATATCGGTCAAGCCACACATGAAGAGTGATTGCGTCACCGCCTTTAATTCTGTCTATCAGTGATTTGCGTCCGCTGTCTGAGAGTAACTCAATATTGGCCTGTATTGCTTCAGTGATTGCTATCCTCCTGTCTCGGCCTAATCCAAACTCTTTACCCGTCCTTGGGTCCCTGTAGCAGTAATATCCATTGTTTCTTATATAAAGGTTAGGGGGTAAATCCCGGCGCTCATGACTTCGCCTTCTTCCCATTTCTGATCCTCTTCAAAAGGCTACCTGTTACTGGTCGATTTAAGTCAACCTTTACCGCTGATTCGTGGAACAAATACTCTCTTCCATCCTTAACCGGAGGAGGGAATATCCTGCACTCGCGTACCCATCGACGAACTGTTTCAAGGCTTCTTGGGCGTCGCTGGCGTGCGTTCCACTCCTGAAGTGTCAAGTACATCGCAAAGTCTCCGCAATTACACGCAAGAAAAGCCGCATTGATGCGGCAATGGTAGGTCTGGATATCTTGAGAAATGAACAGGCCTCATTGGGTTTGAGGCTGTGTGATTCCATGGTTAGTCCTTGCGTAGTTCGCTAATTCTTCTGTAAGTCTCTGGTGCTTTGTTTCCGTGTATCTTCATTTCAGACTTCAACAGAGCAACGAGGGAATCCCATTCGTTGAGGATGCCTTTGAATGCCGGAACGCGCTGTGCAACCTTGTCGAATGAATCTCTGATTTCTGGAATCTGCTCAACAAGTGCAACGCATCGCCGGAAATCGGCTGCGTCATGTGGAGCACCGAAGCTATGACCATAGATATTCTTTTTCAGGCCACATGCGATTGAGGCAAGAGTTGCGCTACTGATGCCAACATCGCCAGTCGATTGCCATTTCAAAACCTTCATAGCCAAATCTGACATTTATCATCTCCATAAAACAAAACCCGCCGTAGCGAGTTCAGATAAAAGAAATCCCCGCGAATGCGAGAATTGTTATTCATTGCTGATATTCACCTTTATCGCGTATACCTTTACCGGTTTATCGCCGAAGTGGGGATGTGTGATTGTCTTGATTTCATATCCGTCATACGGGACATCAATTCTGCGACTGAAGTCGTCGCGCTTCGGATATCCCTTTGTGATAATCAGGCGGTCATACTCCCGGAACATAATTCGCTTATTCCAGTAGTCATTACACAGGCGATACTCTTCCGTTTTCTCTCCGCGAATCATGGCATCGAAGTATTCACCTTTGACGGCAAGTTGCAGGTTAGCCACGGTTAACCTCCTGCGGCGGTTCTGGTAGAGGCATCCAGTGGGTTACCTCCTTGAGATACAGGTCTTCGCCACCACCGTCATCCCAAGTGGGCTTGCCATCATTAAACCAGTCGCCATATACGCCGACCTGAGTGTTGGGGATGCTTGGTGGGTAGTTGTTTTTAAAGTCAGCAGCTAACACATAGCATTGTCGCTCTCCCATTTCTGGCATTCGCTCACTACAGCTTATCCAACTATCCGGAATTACCGGAGAGTTGCCCGATAGCGCGTTCTGCAGTCGCTCCAGTTTCACGTATTCCTGAACCCTGTTTCCGTCGCATGCCCGAAGCCATTGCGCAGCCTTTTGCGCATCAGTATGAAAGGCACAAGTGCGTCCGTCATCAAATTGCATTTCGTAAAGGTCAGCAACCTGTTCAAAGTGCGTTTGTGGCAAGTTGTAAGTTTGGCTTACAGGTTCTGCTTCTAGCGATGCCAGAGCAATACGAAACACATTGGCAAGCAGGCTGTCTGAAGATTGGTTATCGTGCGCCGGGTCGCTCAGGAAACCAGTGATGAATGATTTAATTTCCGCGTTTTCTCTGGTAATAGTGGTCATTTGTTATGCCTCAATACACGAAATCTGTTTTAAATTCATGGTTACATTCTGGACAGCATGTTTCGTAACCTTTTATTTCTTCACATGCCTGTTTAGCTCCAGAAAACTCCCAGAAATCAGCATCACAAAGCAGATCGAAATTGTGACCGCATTTTGGGCATTCGGTATCGAGTGACAGATTCCAGTAAGCAGTGATGTTTTTATCCATATCAGTCTCCTTTACCCGCTGCTTTCTCCTGCTCTTTAGCAAGCCGCTCCGCTTCTCTGAAATCCCAGTCAACTCGACGTGCTATATCAATTGCAGAACGCACGGTCCGTTCAATTAGCGTATCCAGATTATCAATTGTCATTGCCATATCTGGATTGCGAGATAAAATCTCCGCCCTCTGAATCTGCCAGTTGTTGCAGGTTTCAAGTAATGAGTTAGCCATATCACTCTCCTTTGATGCGAATGCCAGCGGCGCGGGAATCATTCCATCGCTTTACTTCTTCACGAATTATGTCAATGCATTCTTTCGAATCCATTAGGTAATCTTCATCAAAAAGACGTTCCTGTTCGTTTTCTATCGCAACAATGATTGCTTCAACTAACTTTTGTGCCTGAGAACCACTTTCTAACTCTGCAATGCGCTTCTCTGCGGCCTCTGCCCTGCATTGTTCCCGTTGGAACATTTTGTGGGTGCGGTCGAGCGCCTCAAGTCTGGCTGCTGATGTTTTCTGTTCTGCTTCAAGCTCAACGCGCAGCCTCCCAACCGTTAGCGCAATATCCTCGTTCTCCTGGTCGCGGCGTTTTATGTATTGCTGGTTTCTTTCCCGTTCATCCAGTAGTGCCAGCACGGTTTCTGGTCCGGCCAGAAATTTGAAGGCGTTGAGCGCATCAATATCCACACCGTAATCTTTAGTTCCTGTTCACTTAACAAATCATCATCAGCTGGCAACATTAACAGGCATTCCATTGCTGGAATTGCACGTTCCGCCACCTCACGCAATGCCTGGTAATTAATTTCGCTCACTGGTTGCCTCCTTTGCGCCACATCGCATTCAGATATTTGTTGTCATTAACAGAACCGAAACTATTTCTCTTAAGCAATTCCTCTCTCGATGGCATTGGCTTTACGCGTTGGCGAATAATCATTTCTGCCGGAAGAATGCCGGGATTGTATGCAAGTCCTCTCATGGTAAATTCCTCAGTCATTACTGATAGCGCCATAGCGTGAGCGGTAATTACGCAGGCGCGGGTCGATATATTCAGGGAATTTGTCTATTGTCGCTTTTCGCAACGGTCTCATTGCTGTTTCGTTTGTTCGGTCCTTCTCCTGTTTTAGCGCGAGTTGTATATCGCGTCGGTACATCCGTTCTGCTTTTGTTTCTGGTGTCAGAGCAAGAAACGCGTCGAAATTGTTTTTGATATTTTCCAGCACCTCCGCCTTGGAGCTACCGGAGCAATTGCGCGGGTCATCCGCACCATACAGAGGCGCTGGCATAATGGGAGCCTTATTTTCAATAATCAGAAAGGAGGGTAATCGTTCTGGCTGTAACCATAATCATCTGCATGATTATGGCTTACGTTTTTAGAGCGATTGTCTTTATCTTTGAGGCTGGCAACCATGTTGGCGATAGTTTCTGGTTGCTTGCCTTCCGCCTTTTCTTTAAGGGTTTGACCTGTTTGTGCAATAAACGGGATGCGTATTTCCATCTGGTAGCTGTCTGCGCCAGTCTTTTTGTTTGTGGTTAATACTTTCTGGAGCACTAACCCGATTTTCTTTCCATGAAACTCAGGAGCAACAAATTTACTGGCGGAAACCATATGTTGCGTTAATTGTCCAATCCCGGCACACCCCATCATGGCGTGAACGACATTTGCGCCAAATTTGTTTTCCGTTCCGTCATTTTTCTGAACACAGACGCTAAGATATTGGATTTTACGTCCGTCGTCAGATTCGCCAGAAAACTCAATAAATTTGGCTCCTTTTTCTGATTGCTTTAGTTCTGCTTCAGTAATGGTAATGATATGAGCACCAGTTTCGTTAATAAAACCACCTTGCCCTGCGGTCAGTGCTGCTTCTTCGTTATAAGTAAAAATCACGTTGCTCATGCGGCGTTTTCCTTAATTTGATGAACATTATTGATGCCGTAGTAATCACAAACAGTGGCATCGACGAAAGAGAGATCGTTATCAATCTCATTAGAATCAAACATTCCCATTGGGGATTTTACAGTGTCTGCACCGTTGTTTTTCGTGGTGAAAAAGAACTGGTCATCGCGGGTAAGGGTGCGAAGAACTATAGTAAACATGCCTTCGACAGTGATTTTCTCGTCCAGCATTTTGCCGATAGTCTTCATTTTCACACGCCCCATAGGGGTTTCTTCGGTGTGTGCAAGAAAATAGACTCTCAGGTCATCAGGTGCATCCTGTGCAGCCTTAATCACCTCCCATGCGTGGCGGCCTATCTCAGTAAATTTATCAAACGATTTTTCTTCTGAGCGGCGCATAAACTCATTGCTCATCACATACTGGAAGTCATCAACAATAACGATTCTTTTCCCGTATTCGTGAGCACGCTTAATTACGGCAACTATTACGTCCCATTTGTCAGTGGTAACTACGGTTCCTTTTTTTGCTCTGGCATCCCATGCCAGCCAGTCTTTTGATTTAAATGGAAGCGGCTTGCCTATTGGTTTTATAAGTATTGCTTCCTCTGGATTGATATTTCTCATGCTGGTTGATTTTCCGGTGCCAGATTCACCGAGTATTAATGTCGCAGTTCCCATAATTTGCCTCAGAATGGTAATTCGGATGGGGAGGAAAGAAACTCACGCTCATTCATGCGCTCTCTTTGTGCCTGCCATAAGCAAAGTTGTTTCTTTGATTTATCTCCCGCTTTACGCCAGTAACGAGCCTCAGCAATATGATATTCTCTTTTTAATCGACTTAACTCTGGAGTTTTCGCCAGTTCTACCGGAATCATTTTGACCTCCATTTTCTGTAGGCTTCGACGGCCTCACGAAACATCTTTTCATCGCCAATAAAAGCGGCGATAGTGAATTTAGTCTGGATAGCCATAAGTGTTTTATCCATTTTTGGGGACTCCTGGCTGATTAAGTATGTCGATAAGGCGTTTCCATCCGTCACGTAATTTACGGGTGATTCGTTCAAGTAAAGATTCGGAAGGGCAGCCAGCAACAGGCCACCCTGCAATGGCATATTGCATGGTGTGCTCCTTATTTATACATAACGAAAAACGCCTCGAGTGAAGCGTTATTGGTATGCATATAAAAAAGCCCTCACACTGGAGGGCAAAGAAGATTTCCAATAATCAGAACAAGTCGGCTCCTGTTTAGTTACGAGCGACATTGCTCCGTGTATTCACTCGTTGGAATGAATACACAGTGCTTCTCTGTGCTAAATAATTAAATCATATTCTGATTTGGTTAGTTTATACGCACCTCCTCTGGTGTAATATGCAAATCTGTCTTTGCTTCCATCAGAATTGTATACCCACCCACCAAATGGAAAGATAGTGTCTATTTCTCCAATATCTTTTTCACAACTAAATGTTTTTCCGTTTTTAGTTGAATATGACTTTCCAACTGTCAACGTCTTCGCCTCTGTTGTTTATGCCAAAAATAAAGGCCACCATCAGGCAGCCTTGTTGTTCTGTTTACCAAGTTCTCTGGCAATCATTGTCGTCGTTCGTATTGTCCACACCATTGATTCTTATCAATAGTCGTAGTCATACGGATAGTCCTGGTATTGTTCCATCACATCCTGAGGATGCTCTTCGAACTCTTCAAATTCTTCTTCCATATCTCACCTCAAATAAGTGGTTTGCTGCCTAATTTCATTTTCTGGCGACCAACACAAGTCATCTTGCTGTCAGTTGTTTGGATTTCCGGTAGCCTGCCGCGTAAAGAGCTACGTTCGGAAGACAAGTTGAACCTTCATATTTTCTGGTCAACGTTGTCAGTGTTATTACTTCTGCTCTCATTGCTGGTTTGCGCTTGCATTGCAAGACCACTCGTGAAGGGGTTGGCCTGTGTAGCTTGTCGGAGCTGATCGCCTCCTGACTTTGCAGATTTGCGCGACGAGCTCTACGGCGAGAAGCTGCGGTGCCTTTAAATTCTGTTTTTCTGGACATGGATTCCTCCCGAATAAACTTTGGCGATGCAATCTCGAAGCTCCTCCTGAGACGGTTGCTTCGGCATTGCATCCCACAGCTTATGTGGTTGGGTGATCTGGCTTTTCAGCCACGTAGTCGAGAGTCGACGTTGTTTAAAGAGCCTGCCAGTCTGTTCCATTTGGCTTCCAGCGTCCTGCTGACGGTTAAATAGTACGATATGTACTTTACAAGATCAATACAATTTGTTGTAAGTTGGCGTGGTTTTTTATAACGCTTTGTATTTAATAGTGTTGTTTTTTAGCGTGGATGTATTGTCTCGGCGATGTAAGGAGAGATCAGAATTGCGTGGTTTAGTGGGTTGCATCTATTTATTTTTCAATAAATATAATTGGTTATGTGTTTTTAGGTGGGCGAACGTGAGGCAAAGAAAACCCGGCGCTGAGGCCGGGTTGTATTATGCTGCAAGTCTCTTAATCCAAGTCTCTCTTTTGGAGAATGGTAGAACTTGGCTTGATTCATGGAAGAGTAAGGAGAGTTGTTGCATTTGATCACCAATTGCTTCGCTGTCTATAACAACAAATCTGTTGTTATACTCCTCACTTGAAGCTTTAAGATCAATTAGTTTCCCAAGCAATGAGTAAGCACTATTCCAGCTTCCTCCGTGTTTCACGCTTGATGTAAAAACGTATTTAGGTATGTCGGTTTTTATTGTTACAGGGACGGTAATTTGATGTCCACTCAAGCCATATACGTTTTCACGAAGAGAAAGTGCGTCTCTAAGCTCTGTGTGATATAGATAATCAATAACCATACTTTCAAACTTTTCAGCTTGAACTGGCTGATACCAGTCTAACGACAAAGTTGATGCGAGTATACCAGCTCTAATTATGTTCGATGTAATCGCACCGACATCCTTTTCTGTTGCCCAAGCAATGATTTCTCCTCGAGCATTGAGTTCTGCGCCTTCTTTAAGCAGTAATTGTCGTATCTCATCAAGTCGTTTTTTGGTAAGCGAGATCCCTCTTGCCTCCATATTCATTAAGGCATCGCATCTGTCACTAACTAAATACCTACCATTGACTTCACGGATAAAGGCACCGACATGCTCTCCATCATCACAGTAAGTGAATGGACTGATAATTCTCAAGGTCTTGCCTATTGGATGGCATTCGAAACCTAGTTGTGAGATCACTGTTGAGCACATCATATTCCAAACCCCATTTGCCCCGACTCATCTTCAAGCGGTAAAGGTATTCTCCCAGAGTAAGTTATGTTCAGATGTTTACAGAAGTAATTCCAATACCCTACCAGGTCATCTGGGTTTATGTCATCTTCGATTGGAAACGCTATTCTATCACTATAGTATCCAGCTTCTTCATAGTATACATGGTAGTGAGCACCGTAAATGATATCTTGGTACTTCGGATGATCGACCTTGTAACTATTCGTGTGTTTGTCAAAGTGATAGGTATCTACCGCGAAAACCCTCTTGTTATGATAGAAAGCAATAATATTTATTTTAGGGTAAGAAATCGGGTCATCAGGTTCTGAATCCTGATCTGGTTTCCATTTCAGTTCAAACTTTAGCCCTTGTATAGGTATACAATCCTCATCCAAGGGGATGATATGAGCTTGTAGCCACATATCAGAGCGACTTGGTTTCTGTTTCCATTTAACGCCAGAAAAGTTAACTATTTTTTTACAATAAAGTACTTTATCAACTTCTACTTGGCTTGGCTGATAATCATCTATTTTTGCCAATGTTTACCGCCCTGTAAATTGTAGATAAAAGTGGTTTCATCACCCAAACGTCTCTTCAGGCCATTGGCTGGCGATAACTTTCCCCACAACGGAACAACTCTCATTGCATGGGATCATTGGGTATTGTGGGTTTAGTGGCTGTAGAAACACCTGACCGCTATCCCTGATCAGTTTCTTGAAGGTAAATTCATCACCACCAAGTCTGGCTATGCAGAAATCGCCGGGCTCAACAGCTTGCTCAGGGTCAACCAGAATTAACATCCCGTCAGGAAAGCTGGGTTTGGAACCTGTTGGTGCGGTCATTGAGTTACCTTCAACCTCAAGCCAGAATGCAGAGTCACTGGCTTTTTTGGTTGTGCTTACCAATCTCTCCGCATCGCCTTTGGTAAAGGTTCTGAGTTCTGGAGAGAACATCCCAGCCTGAACATGAGAAAAAACAGGGTACTCATATTGTTTTTTAACTGGGGCCGATGAGTATTCGCCAACAGGTGAAAATGTCCCGTCGTGGTTGAATGATATGTTATCAATACCAAGGTATTTAAACACCACACCAATATCACTAAGAGATGGATGACGAGATCCGCGCAACCAGTGTCCAATCCCACCCTGCGTCATACCTAGCTCTTCGGCTAACTTCTCTTGAGTTATGCCGAGCTCTTTCATTCTGGATCTAGCCAGTTCATACCATTTCATTTTCATGTCCTTATTATTACGCTTTGTACTGGAACCATCCATGCACAATGTGTATTTTTACTTGTATTCGTAAAGTACATATTGTATTTTTATTCGTGTTTACTATGGAGGGCATATGAGCAACCTACGAAAATATCGAGAGTCACTGAATATCTCTCAAACAACACTTGCTAAGGCAGTTGGATGCACACAGGGAGCTATCGGACATTGGGAATCTGGTCGTCGCTTCCCAGACCTTAAAACATGCCGTGCTCTTGTTGCATGCCTAAACAAGTTAGGCGCAAAAGTCAGTCTTGATGACGTGTTCCCGCCGGAACACAAAGCCGCTTAATAAGCGGATCCGCTCTTTGTAACAACGGACATTCGTCCTACGTCGCTGAAAAGCGAGTCCCAAGATATCTGACCAACTAAGGCCATATGCGTTTCCACGCATACCTTTCAACTAACTATTCACTATTGGAAATATTAAGAAATGACACAAACAAGTTACAGCAAACTATCCCAGCGCGACGTTGATCGCGCAGAAACGGATTTACTCATCAACCTGTCAACGCTTACCCAGCGCGGTCTGGCAAAGATGATTGGCTGTCATGAATCGAAGATAAGCAGAACGGACTGGAGATTTATTGCTTCGGTCTTGTGTGCTTTCGGAATGGCATCAGACATCAGTCCGATTAGCAGGGCTTTTAAGTATGCGCTTGATGGAATCACCAATAAAAAACGCCCGGTGTGCAAGACCGAGCGTTCTGAACAAATCCAGATGGAGTTCTGAGGGAATTACTGGATCAATCCACAGGAGTAATTATGACAAAACAACTCAGTCCTTACCAGGACAAAATTCACAAACACATACTACGTGATCGCTTCCTGTCCAGCTTCAAGCAGCCTGGTCGATTCCGGGCTGAGTTGGAAAAAGTGAAGCTGATGCAGAAGGAGAAAGGTCATGAGTAATCTTGCAACCGTAACACATTTAAGGCCTTCACAACGGCCTGTGGAGCGTCGTGTGGCAGAAGTTGAAGATGGTTATACCCGTCTTGCAAATGCCCTGTATGAAGAGCTTATCGGCGCAGATTTAACGAAAAATCAGAGCAAGGTTGCCCACGCCATATGCCGTAAAACATACGGCTACGGTAAAAATATGGATCGCATCTCTGATAGTCAGTTAGCTCAAATTACCAGGCTGCCAAGACAGAAGGTAAACAAGGCCAAGAATGAGCTTATCGCGATGAAGGTTATCCTTCGCGAAGGCCAGCAAATCGGGCCTAACAAGAACATCGAGGAATGGCAAAACGAAGGGTGTCACTACTCTGGTGATAATGTCACTGCATTGGTGACAAAAAGTGTCACCAAAACGGTGACAGCGCTGTCACCAAAACAGGGACACACAAAAGAAACTATTACAAAAGAAAAAAGAAATAATAAAAACACTATGTCCGAAAGTGTTCGGACGGAGTGTGAAAAATCACATGACCGTCACGAAGAAACCGACAAGGCATTCGAGGAAATATTCTGGTGTGCAGGCATGCGGAAGGCCGGGAAGAAAAACGCAGCTTCGGCATTCAGAACACAGTTCAGGGAATGGCGTAAAACTACCAGGGGTACGGCAAGCGAGTTTGCCACGATGCTGGCAGAAGACATCGCATGCAGGAATGGTAAGCAGTTCGGATTCGACAGGTTGTTACCATCGAGCTACCTGAACGGTCAACGCTGGAACGACGAGAAGCCAGAAACTATTCAACCACAATCCAAACCATCATCCGCAATCACCGTATCGAAAACTGGCTACGTGTTTTTCGACAGGTGAACCATGAAATCAAAAATCAAATCGCTACTGGTCGCTGGTTATAACCACGGCTGGTTAAGTATTTCGTTTGTCGATTTCTGGTTTAAAAATCTCAATCTGAGGGAATCATGACGCCAAGTGAACTCAGTGACCTGCTTTGGGCGCAGGTTGACAGGGTGGCTCCACACCTGTTGCCAAACGGCAAGAAAGAGGGGCATGAGTGGGTTGCCGGTAACGTCAACGGTGACAAGGGAAACAGCCTTAAGGTCAACCTTAGCGGCAAGAAAAAATGGGCTGATTTCGCTGAGGGAGACGGCGGTGACATGCTTGATTTGTGGATGGCATGTCGTGGAATTAACCTGCATCAGGCTATGCAGGAAGCGAAAGCATTTCTCGGTATCAAGGATGACGATCACCATTTCGATGCCAGACGTGAGAAGAAATTCTCCAGACCTGATCGCAAGAAAATCGCCCGCTACGTTACCAGAACAGAATCCCATCTTGAGTACCTGCAATCGCGTGGCATATCGCCAGAAATCGTAAAGCGCTACGAGGTTGTCAGCGGCAAGGTGTGGAATGGAGAGCGGGAACTGGATGCTCTGGTGATTCCGTACAAACGCGATGGTGAGTTGTTGCAGGTCAAGCGAATCAGCACTGAGCGCCAGGACGGGAAGAAAGTCATTATGGCAGAAGGTGATTGCGAACCTTGCCTGTTCGGATGGCAGGCTCTGGACGCTGGCGTGAGGGCGGTTGTGCTTTGCGAAGGCGAAATTGATTGTATGAGCTATGCGCAATACGGCATCTCGGCGTTATCCGTGCCGTTTGGTGGCGGGAAAGGCGCTAAGCAACAGTGGATTGAGTTTGAGTATCACAACCTCGACAGGTTTGAGGAAATATTCATCTCGATGGACGTTGATGATGTTGGTCGTGAAGCCGCAAGGGAAATCGCAAGCCGACTCGGTGAACATCGTTGCCGTCTTGTTACTCTGCCGTACAAAGACATCAACGAATGCCTGATGAACGGTGTTACCGAGGATGAAATCTGGCAGTACATCGGCACGGCATCCTACTTCGATCCTGAAGAACTCTACAGCGCGCGAGAGTTTTACCAGGACACTATCAACGCTTTCTACGGCAAGCAGCAATATCTGTTTAATCCACCGTGGGAATCTCTGGCAGATAAATTCCAGTTCCGTGAGGCAGAGTTGACGCTGGTCAATGGTGTGAACGGTCACGGAAAAACGGAGGTTGTCGGGCATATGGCACTTGAGGCAATGCGTCAGGGTGTGAAGACGTGCATCGCGTCACTTGAGCTGAAGCCTGGTATTCTCCTTAAGCGCCTTACCCGTCAGGCGACGTGCTGCAAGATGCCGCCAGTGCTGGAAATTGACTCTGCATTTAAATTTTATGACGAAAGACTTTGGGTGTTTGGCCTGACCGGAACGGCGAAAGCCGACAGGCTGATCGAAATATTCGACTACGCTCGCCGCCGATACGGGATCCAGTTATTCATCATCGACAGCCTGATGAAATGTGGCATAGGCGACGATGACTATAACGGGCAGAAGGCGTTTGTTGACTCGATTTGCGACTTCAAAAACAAAACAAACTCCCACGTCATTCTCGTTACTCACTCGCGAAAAGGAGACAGCGAAGAAAAACCAACCGGGAAAATGGACGTAAAAGGCTCTGGAGCGATAACAGACCTGACAGACAACCTTTTCATCATCTGGCGTAACAAGGCTCGCGAGAGAGCGTTACAGAGAGTTCAGAGTGGTGAAAAGATGTCAGAGAAGGACGAACAGCTACTGGCATCTCCGGCATCTGTTTTGATGCTTGAAAAACAACGTAACGGCGAAGGTTGGGAAGGTGGTGTCCCGTTGTTCCTTGACGAGCAATCGCACCAGTTCCTGCAACTTGAATCAGGATCGCCATATAGCTACATCGCCAATATGCCGAAATCGGAATATGACGAGGCGTGGCGACAGGAAAACGTGACGGAGTATTAAATGACCATCTACATCACTGAGCTTGTAACAGGCCTGCTGGTAATCGCAGGCCTTTTTATTTGGGGGAGAGTAAATCGTGGCTGAGTTTATGCTCGTCGCACTCAAATGCGTTGGCGTTGGATGGATTCTTCTGACGTTTTTTATTGTTCTGCATAGCTACATTCGTCTTGTGAATGACGGTAAAGACCCATGGTATACGTTGTTTGGCGCTGCATTTGTCTGGGTGATTATCGGTGTTATGCCTGTCGCTGTAGCAAAAATGGCGTGGCGTTTTGTTAGTTGAGGTAACGATGAAGCCAATATACATGCTTCGCAACGAAGCAATCAGAAACAACGCCATAGACGCAATACTCTCACTTCCGATCGACGACAAGTCACCTCACGAAGTCCACATTAAAGAACCAAAGCGGAGCAATCCTCAAAACCGCCTTATGTGGGCGTTATTGCAGGACGTATCGCGTCAGGTGCTCTGGCATGGAGAGAGACTTGCGCCGGAGGACTGGAAAGATCTGTTCACTGCCCTGTGGCTTAAGACCAAAAAACTGGAGCAACGAAGTGCGCCTGGTATCGACGGTGGCGTTGTTATGCTTGGCGTGCGTACCAGCAAAATGCGAAAGGCCAGCATGACTGAGCTTATCGAAATCATGTTCTGGTTCGGCTCAGAGCGCAACGTGCGGTGGAGTGATGACTCCCGGCGAGAGTATGAATGGTCACAACGAACAGGGAGGGCGGCATGAGGCGACAGCGACGAAGTTTCACCGACATAATCTGTGAAAACTGCAATTACCTTCCAACGAAACGTTCCAGAAATAAACCCAGGCCAATCCCAAAAGAATCTGACGTTAAAACCTTCAATTACACGGCTCACCTGTGGGATATCCGGTGGCTAAGACATCGTGCGAGGAAAACAAGGTGATTGACCAAAATCGAAGTTACGAACAAGAAAGCGTCGAGCGAGCTTTAACGTGCGCTAACTGCGGTCAGAAGCTGCATGTGCTGGAAGTTCACGTGTGTGAGCTCTGCTGTGCAGAACTGATGAGCGATCCGAATAGCTCAATGTACGAGGAAGAAGACGATGGCTAAACCAGCGCGAAGACGATGTAAAAACGATGAATGTCGGGAATGGTTTCACCCTGCATTCGCCAATCAGTGGTGGTGCTCTCCAGAGTGTGGAACCAAGATAGCACTCGAACGACGAAGCAAAGAACGCGAAAAAGCGGAAAAGGAAGTAGAGAAGAAACGACGACGAGAGGAGCAGAAACAGAAAGATAAACTTAAGATTCGAAAACTCGCCTTAAAGCCCCGCAGTTACTGGATTAAACAAGCCCAACAAGCCGTAAACGCCTTCATCAGAGAAAGAGACCGCGACTTACCATGTATCTCGTGCGGAACGCTCACGTCTGCTCAGTGGGATGCCGGGCATTACCGGACAACTGCTGCGGCACCTCAACTCCGATTTGATGAACGCAATATTCACAAGCAATGCGTGGTGTGCAACCAGCATAAAAGCGGAAATCTCGTTCCGTATCGCGTCGAACTGATTAACCGGATCGGGCAGGAAGCAGTAGACGAAATCGAATCAAACCATAACCGCCATCGCTGGACTGTCGAAGAGTGCAAGGCGATCAAGGCAGAGTACCAACAGAAACTCAAAGACCTGCGAAATAGCAGAAGTGAGGCCGCATGACGTTCTCAGTAAAAACCATTCCAGACATGCTCGTTGAAGCATACGGAAACCAGACAGAAGTAGCACGCAGACTGAAATGTAGTCGCGGTACGGTCAGAAAATACGTTGATGATAAAGACGGGAAAATGCACGCCATCGTCAACGACGTTCTCATGGTTCATCGCGGATGGAGTGAAAGAGATGCGCTATTACGAAAGAATTGATGGCAGCAAATACCGAAATATTTGGGTAGTTGGCGATCTGCACGGATGCTACACGAACCTGATGAAAAAACTGGAGACGATAGGATTCGACACCAAAAAAGACCTGCTTATCTCGGTTGGCGATTTGGTCGATCGCGGTACAGAGAACGTCGAATGCCTGGAATTAATCACATTCCCCTGGTTCAGAGCTGTACGTGGAAACCATGAGCAAATGATGATTGATGGCTTATCAGAGCGCGGAAACGTCAATCACTGGATGCTTAATGGCGGTGGCTGGTTCTTTAATCTCGATTACGACAAAGAAATTCTGGCTAAAGCTCTTGCCCATAAAGCAGATGAACTTCCGTTAATCATCGAACTGGTGAGCAAAGATAAAAAATATGTCATCTGCCACGCCGATTATCCTTGTGACGAATACGAGTTTGGAAAGCCAGTTGATCATCAGCAGGTAATCTGGAACCGAGAACGAATCAGCAACTCACAAGACGGGATCGTGAAAGAAATTAAAGGCGCGGACACGTTCATCTTTGGTCATACGCCAGCAGTGAAACCGCTCAAATTTGCCAACCAGATGTATATCGATACCGGCGCAGTGTTCTGCGGAAAGCTCACATTGATTCAGGTACAGGGAGAAGGCGCGTGGGCATAAGAGAACTAAACCTCACCAAAGAACAGCATGATTGGCTGAATGGCTGGCTTGAACTGTGGGGTGCATGGGTTTATTCAGGCCGCCTGGAAAAGCGCATGAGCAGCGTAATAGCGAAGTTCATGGAGAGCGTAGAGCCGGGAAGAGTTATGACAAGGCCAATGTGTAATGATGATGATGGAATGTTGATTTCTCAGGTCGTCGATTCCGTCATGTACATTGACAAGAAAGCCTTTGGCATCCTCCTCAGCTACTACGCTCATGGTTCATCTAAGCGAGCAATTGCATCCTACTATCACGCGACTGCAAAGCCACGCAAAATGTGTGGACGTGGTGGCGAGGGATGGAGAAAACCTTCAATGGCAACCTGTAGAAACGAAATTGACGACATCCTGAAAGCGTCGTTATTTGTTTTGTACCAGCCAATGCAAAATGCTTTCAAAATGCGTAAACGTGTTGAGAAAGTTAAGCATGTTGCTGTTAAAAGCCTTGACATGCAATTATCTATTTAGCCATAATTAGAAGGTAAGCTGCCGTTAGTGACTCTTAAGTTGCAACGGTGGCTTTTTTTATTTGGGTCAGTCGTATAAAGGTCATTACGGAAGGCTGTTAACCTTCTTATCGTGGTTCGAGTCCACGCTGTCCCGCCAAACATGCTGGTTTAGCTCCAATGGTAGAGCAGTCGCCTTGTAAGCGAATGGGTAGCGGTTCAAGTCCGTTAACCAGCACCATAACTGAGCCGTAGCCACTGGCTATCCTGAATTCATCAGTGATAGTTACGCTGCGGCCTTCTACACATGACCTTCGTGAAAGCGGGTGGCAAGAGGTTGCGCTAACAACCTCCTGCCGTTTTGCCCGTGCATATCGGTCACGAACAAATCTGATTACTAAACACAGTAGCCTGGATTTGTTCTATCAGTAATCGACCTTATTCCTAATTAAATAGAGCAAATCCCCTTATTGGGGGTAAGACATGAAGATGCCAGAAAAACATGACCTGTTAGCCGCCATTCTCGCGGCAAAGGAACAAGGCATCGGGGCAATCCTTGCGTTTGCAATGGCGTACCTTCGCGGCAGATATAATGGCGGTGCGTTTACAAAAACAGTAATCGACGCAACGATGTGCGCCATTATCGCCTGGTTCATTCGTGACCTTCTCGACTTCGCCGGACTAAGTAGCAATCTCGCTTATATAACGAGCGTGTTCATCGGCTACATCGGTACTGACTCGATTGGTTCGCTTATCAAACGCTTCGCTGCTAAAAAAGCCGGAGTAGAAGATGGTGGAAATCAATAATCAACGTAAGGCGTTCCTTGATATGCTGGCGTGGTCAGAGGGAACTGATAACGGACGGCAGAAAACCAGAAATCATGGTTATGACGTCATTGTAGGAGGAGAGCTATTCACTGATTACTCCGATCACCCTCGCAAACTTGTCACGCTAAACCCCAGACTCAAATCAACAGCAGCCGGACGTTACCAGCTTCTTTCCCGTTGGTGGGATGCCTATCGTAAGCAGCTTGGCCTGAAAGACTTCTCTCCGAAAAGCCAGGACGCTGTTGCACTACAGCAGATTAAAGAGCGTGGCGCTTTACCGATGATTGATCGCGGTGATATTCGTCAGGCTATCGACCGTTGCAGCAATATCTGGGCTTCACTGCCGGGGGCTGGTTATGGTCAGTTCGAGCATAAGGCTGACAGCCTGATTGCAAAATTCAAAGAGGCTGGCGGAACGGTCAGAGAGGTTGAGGTATGAGCAGAGTAACCGCGATTATCTCCGCTCTGGTTATCTGCATCATCGTCTGCCTGTCATGGGCTGTTAATCATTACCGTGATAACGCCATGACCTACAAAGAGCAGCGCGATAAAGCCACATCCATCATCGCTGATATGCAGAAGCGTCAACGTGATGTAGCAGAACTCGACGCCAGATACACAAAGGAGCTTGCTGATGCTAACGAGACTATCGAAAGCCTCCGTGCTGATGTTTCTGCTGGTCGTAAGCGCCTGCAAGTCGCCGCCACCTGTGCAAAGCCAACGACCGGAGCCAGCAGCATGGGCGATGGAGAAAGCCCAAGACTTACAGCAGATGCTGAACTCAATTATTACCGTCTCAGAAGTGGAATCGACAGGATAACCGCGCAGGTTAGCTACCTGCAGGAATACATCAGGACGCAATGCCTGAAATGATCGGGCGATGAAAACCAAAAAAACAGGAGCAATATATGACTAAGCTTTATCACCGCATCTCAACTTTTCTCTCTGGGTGCTGGGCGTTTATCACGTCTATTTCGTTCGCCATCTTTAGTTTCGGTAGCACAGCATGCTCGCTTAGTCGGGGTATGTGGCGTGCTATTTCAGCACTAGCGCCGAAATTTTTACCTGAAAAGGCTGTTTGGCGAATTGTAGAGCGAATGTGTAGTGAGAGCGTTCGCGAGAAGATTAACGTATTTGGACGTCATCCTCGAAATACAGGCGCATTGTGCAGTTCGTTACTGTAGTCATTACAAAGCCCATCAATGGGTGGGCTTGATAATGAAACCGGAATTTATTCTGGGCAACCAGTTACGGCAGTACCGCGAAACAACCCAAGCCAGTAAGTGGGGAAATAACACTGGCAGCCACTGAAAGATGAACCTCCTGCCTTATGGCAAAAAAGATTCTTTGTGGTGGCGGACTGATGGAAAGACATCCGCTGAATCGATAACGAACAAGTGGAAGATGTTGCGATGGTTTCCGTAAACAAAGACCAGAAGGAAGGCGTTGAATATATCACTGGTGCTGATGGTGTGAAAAGGCCAATGGCTTATTACAAAGCGGCTGAAGAGAGGGCAAGAATGGAAAATCCCCCTAAATGCGGATCATTTTTCGACATACTGGACCTTCAATGGAAGTTGTGAACAACTAACAGGTCGCCCAGGCGGCCTTTTTTATTGCTATCACAAAAGCCATTCCTTACTGAGTGGCTTTGATAATGGCTTATACCCTACACGGGATAACTTAACTGATATCCCTTTTAACGGATAAACGGAGCCAACAATGGCAGAGATTATTCCCATGACTGAAGAACAGAAATTCCAGTTAGAGATTTACAAACTGGTCATGAACCAGAACGCAGCCGCAGAAGAAGCATTTCAATTCATTGGCACTGACGAACTGAAGCTTGAGCTATTCAAAATTCACTTCCAGTCAGGCGGCGCTAATTCGGATATCACAACCCGCACTATCGAAGCGGTGCGTAAATCGAAGGAAGCGTTAGACCTGTTCACTACCGGAGCATAAACATGGCGCGCCCAACGAAGTATCAAGAGGCGTATGCCGAACAGGCACGCAAACTGTGCTTGCTGGGCTGTACAGACGCCGAACTCGCGGACTTCTTTGAAGTTAGCGAGGCAACAATCAACAATTGGAAATTGGAATATCCGGAGTTTTTAGAGTCCATAAAAAAGGGTAAGGCAGTCGCTGATGCAGAAGTTAGTGATCGTCTTTATCAACGCGCTATGGGCTTCGTGGCTCCAGACATCGATATTCGTGTTATTGAAAACAGAATTGTCGAAACTCCTCTTGAGAAGTATTACCCGCCTGATACAACAGCTGCCATCTTCTGGCTTAAGAACCGACAGAAGGATAAATGGCGCGACAAGGTTGATCACGAGCTAACAGGCAAAGACGGCGGCGCAATCCAGATTGAAACATCACCGATGAGCACTCTATTCGGAAAATGACCTCGATTAATCCTATCTTTGAACCGTTCATTGAGGCGCATCGCTACAAAGTCGCCAAAGGCGGTCGAGGTAGCGGTAAGTCATGGGCAATTGCGAGGCTTCTTGTTGAAGCGGCGCGTCGGCAGCCTGTGCGTATTCTTTGCGCTCGTGAGCTGCAAAACAGTATCAGCGATTCGGTAATCAGGTTGCTTGAAGACACCATCGAGCGTGAAGGGTATTCGGCTGAGTTTGAAATTCAGCGTTCAATGATTCGTCATCTCGGAACGAATGCTGAATTCATGTTCTACGGCATCAAAAACAACCCGACGAAGATTAAATCGCTCGAAGGCATTGATATCTGCTGGGTGGAAGAAGCGGAAGCGGTAACAAAGGAATCGTGGGATATCCTGATACCAACCATCCGCAAGCCGTTTTCCGAAATATGGGTGAGCTTTAACCCGAAGAACATCCTCGACGATACCTATCAGCGATTCGTCGTAAATCCTCCTGATGATATTTGTCTGCTGACGGTGAACTACACCGACAACCCGCACTTTCCTGAAGTTCTCCGTCTGGAGATGGAAGAGTGTAAACGCAGAAATCCGACACTGTATCGTCACATCTGGCTTGGTGAGCCAGTAAGCGCAAGTGATATGGCAATCATCAAACGTGAATGGCTTGAAGCCGCAACCGATGCGCACAAGAAACTCGGATGGAAAGCGAAAGGCGCGGTTGTCTCTGCGCATGACCCGTCAGATACAGGGCCAGATGCTAAAGGTTACGCATCGCGTCACGGTTCGGTGGTTAAGCGCATTGCCGAAGGCCTGCTGATGGACATCAACGAGGGTGCTGACTGGGCTACTTCGCTGGCGATTGAAGACGGCGCTGACCACTACCTGTGGGATGGCGATGGTGTCGGTGCCGGGCTACGCAGACAGACAACGGAAGCGTTCTCCGGCAAGAAAATCACCGCCACGATGTTCAAGGGCAGCGAATCGCCATTCGATGAAGATGCTCCGTATCAGGCCGGAGCATGGGCTGATGAAGTCGTACAGGGCGACAACGTTCGCACTATTGGCGATGTATTCCGCAATAAGCGAGCGCAATTCTATTACGCGCTGGCTGACAGGCTGTATCTGACATATCGGGCGGTTGTCCACGGTGAGTATGCAGACCCCGACGACATGCTGAGTTTCGACAAAGAAGTGATAGGCGAGAAGATGCTGGAGAAGCTGTTTGCAGAACTGACGCAGATTCAGCGCAAATTCAATAATAACGGGAAGCTGGAGCTTATGACTAAGGTCGAAATGAAGCAGAAGCTCGGTATTCCATCTCCTAACCTGGCTGATGCACTGATGATGTGTATGCATTGCCCGGAGTCGGCTGCGCAACCCGACTATTCCAGTTACTCAATTCCTTGTGGTGTAGGTTGATATGGCAGAAAAAAAGATGACTGACTGGCATCGCAAGGTGCTGTGCAACTTTGATAATGCCTGGTCAGCAACGCAGGATATGCGTGAGCAGATTATTGAGGCTCAACGTTTCGTCCGGGTGTCCGGCGCACAGTGGGAAGGCAGCACAAACGCTGGTTACTCATTTGATGAAGGCAGGTTTGAGCATTACCCGCGCTTTGAACTGAATAAGATTGCCCGTGAATGTGATCGCATCATTGGCGAGTATCGACAGAATCGCATCAGCGTTAAATTCAGGCCGAAGGACGATAAGGCATCGGAAGCGTTAGCCGAAAAGATGAACGGCAAATTCCGCGCTGACTATCAGGAAACATCCGGTGGCGAAGCGTGTGATAACGCATTTGATGATGCTGTAACAGGCGGATTCGGTTGTTTCCGCATGTGTGCCGATTACGAAGATGAAATGGACCCAAGTAACGAGCAGCGACGCATCAGCCTTCTTCCTGTTTACGACCCAGCGACATGCGTCTTCTTCGATCAGGACAGCAAGCAATATGACCGCTCTGATGCTATGTGGGCTATGGAAATGTTCTCCATGACGCCTAAAGCGTTCGAGGCTGAATACCCTGATTCCATCGCGGCAAGCCTTTCTCGTGATGACACTGGTACTCAGTATGACTGGTCAACGCCAGATGCCATCTATGTTGGACGCTACTACGAAGTTCGCATAGAGAAGGTGAAGCTCACGGCGTGGCGCAATCCTGTCAGCGGAGAAACGGCAATCTATGATGAAGAGCAAATCAAAGATATTGTCGACGAGCTGACCGATGGCGCATTCGAACTGATTGGTGAGCGAACGGTGAAGAAACGCCGCGTTTATTGCGGCCTTCTGTCTGGCGCTGAATGGCTGGAAGAACCGAAGCGTATTCCTGGCGAACATATTCCACTCATCCCGGTATATGGGCGTCGTTCATTTGTTGATAATCAGGAGCGAATCGAAGGCCACGCAGCAAAAGCGATGGATGCACAGCGTCTTGAGAACCTGATGGTTTCCATGATTGCAGATAACGCCACTCAGGCTGGCGGTGATGGCATTCCTGTAGTTGATGTTGACATGATTCCTGGCCCTCTCGCCACTCATTGGGCGGAGCGCAACAAAAAGCGCCCGGCGTTCCTGCCGATGGTCAGTCTGAAAAACAAAAATGGAGATATTACTGCGCAGGCTCAGGTCAGCAGTTATACACCTCCAACACAAATGCCTCCTGCTCTTGCCGGGCTATTACAGTACACCGGAACGGCTATTCAGCAAATTACAGGTGCGTCGCAGCTTGAGAACATGCCGAGCAACGTCGCCACCGATACCGTTGATAGCATCTTTAACCGGATGGACACGCAGTCCTATATCTACATGGACAACATGGCTAAATCCATGCGTCGCGCTGGCGTTGTGTGGCTTTCTATGGCGCGTGAGGTCTATGGAAGTGATACGCCGATGCGTATCGTTAATGAGGACGGCAGCGATGACGTGGCGCTGATGACTGGTGAAGTGGTTGACCGTCAGACAGGGCAGGTTATCGCTCTTAACGACCTTTCGCAGGGTAACTATGAAGTGACTGTCGATGTTGGTCAGTCGTTTGCTACTCGCCGTGATGCAACGGTTAAGTCGTTACTTTCCATGCTGGCACTTATCCCACCAGGAACGCAGAAGCACGACCTTGTATCGTCGATGATTCTCGACAATATGGACGGCGAAGGGATGGACGACCTTAAAGAATACAACCGCAATCAGTTGCTTCTGTCTGGCGTTATCAAGCCGAGAACGCCTGAAGAACAGCAGATGGTTGAACAAGCGAAACAACAACAGGCCAGTCAGCCAGATCCGGCTATGGTTGCTGCGCAAGGTCAGCTTCTTGCTGGTCAGGCTGAATTGCAGAAAGCGCAGAACGAACAAGCAGCCATTCAGGTTAAAGCATTCCAGGCACAGACGGATGCTCAGGTTGCTGCGGCAAATGTTGTGAAAATCCTCGCATCTGCCGATAGCCAGCAAAAATCTGATATCCGTGAGGCGCTGAAACTGCTCGGACAGTTCCAGCAACAGCAAGGAGACAATGCCCGTGCTGATGCAGAGCTTGTCCTGAAAAGTCAGGCACAGGGCCATGCACAACGAATGGACATCAGCAGCATCCTGCAAAAATCAACCCAGCAACAACCACAGCAGTAATTAACCAATAACGTGCAATGGCTGTCTTTATGAGGCCTGGCACCCTATTGCCTTCCGATGGGCTGAACATCGAGTAAACAGGGGTAACAAATGGACCAGATGGCAGAAAACACACCAGAAGTTGAAATCGAAACCGACGCGTCAGAGCAGATTCCTGATGATGTCGAACTGGCTGAAGAAGTCGAAACAGAAGATGGCAGTGAGTCCTCCGGCAATGATGCAGAGGAAGCTACTGAAACTGATGACGACGAATCAGAACAGGAATTCTACTTTGGTGACGAAAAGCTGGATTCGCCAACCAGCGAAGATGGCGCAGAGCATGGACTGGTAAAACACCTGCGCAAGACGATTAAAGAGAAAGACCGCGAGCTGAAAGAGCTGATGCGTCAGTCTCAGAAACCCGTCGAGCAGCAGCCGGTAATCACTCAACCACCGCGAATGCCAAAACTGGATGATGAGGACATCGGTTTCGATGAAGAAATCTACCAGCAACGCATGGCTAAGTGGGCAGAGGATAACGGCAAGTACCAGCAACAGGAGATGGCTCGCAAGCAGAAGGAGCAGGAGCTTCAGGCTGCCTATCAAGAGCGATTATCCAAATATCAGCAACGTGTTAAGGCTCTCAAAGTTCCTGGCTATCAGGAAGCTGAGCAGGCCGTACTCGAGGAAATCCCCATCGAGACACAAAACGCGATCCTGTTTGAGTCAGAGAAGCCGGAAATCGTTGTTCTGGCACTCGGTCGCAACGCTGAACTGCGCAAGCAACTGGCAGAAGCTACCAACCCCGTAGCAATTGGTCGTCTGCTGGAACGTATCGAATCGAAGGCCAGAATCATGCCAAAAGCAAAAACCACGGCAGCCACAACCCCGACAGTTAAGGGGAGCAACGGCGCAGTAATCAATAACCTCGACAAACTGAAAGCCAAGGCGCTGGAAACTGGTGACTGGACGCCGTATTTCGCCGCTAAAAAGGCAAAAAAATAACCTATCGGAGCATTAAGCATGGCTAACCAATTAGCAAAAGACCTTGAAATCATGTTCGAAAACTACGTTGAAGGCTTTGAGGCCGCCTGCGTAGTTTCCCGTAACGCTAAAAAATTCCGTCCCGGTGATACAGCAATGCAGCGAGCAGGTGATGTTCTGTATCGTCCGCAGCATTACCACATGAACATTGAGGAGGGCCTAGACCTCAGCGGCAAAACGCCAACAGCACTGGTTCAGCGCCTTGTTCCTTCTGTGTTCAAGGAGCCGAAAAACATTCTGTACACTCTGGATGCGCGTGAAATGCGTGACCCGGAACATAAAACTGAAGCTGGTCGCGCCGCAGGTATGCGCCTTGCTGCACAGATTGACTCGGACCTGATTTCCATGGTCACGCAGCGTGCTACTAACGTGATCACGATGGCTGACTCAACCACAGGCACACAGGGCCGTGATTTGTGGAACTGTGCGGCAGGTATTGATGCCACCATGACGGCGATTGGTGTACCGCAGGGTATCAATCGTCGCTCTTTCTGGAACCCCTTCAACTACAAAGACCTTGCTGGCGAGCTTGGTCACCGTGCCTATGCTCAGGGCGCAACCCTGACAGCATACGAAAAAGCGCAGATCCCTCCGGTTGCTTCCTTTGATAGCTACAAGACCGATATTTCTGGTCGATTACCGAAAGGAAGCGCTGAATCCTTGACAGTATCAGGCCAACCTGAACACAAGGTTGAAGCGAAAGATTCAAATGGTATGCCAGTTGATAACCGACAGGGGACTATTACGGTATCTGCATCTGGCTTGCAGGTTGGTGATGCGTTCACCATTGCCGGTGTGAATTCCGTACACCAGATCACAAAAGATACCACCGGGCAACCGCAGGTATTCCGTGTTCTGGCTGTTAGCGGAACTACCGTAACAATCTCTCCAAAGATTCTCCCTGTTGAAAATACCGATGTTGCGAGTCGTCCATATGCAAACGTCGATGCCAAACCGGCAGAATCAGCAGCAATCACCATTCTCAACAAGAACGCAGCACCTGCTAACCTGTTCTGGGCTGATGGTTCTGTTGAGCTGATGTACGGCAAACTGGCGTTCCCGACTGGTCAGGGTCCACAGGTAATGACGGCAACCACCGAGCAGGGCGCTACGCTGATCATGTCTTACTCCTTCGACCACATCAAAGGCGTAACCACTGCGCGTTTCACCACTCTGTACGGTTGCTCTGTACTGGTTCCTGAATATACGGGCATCGTTATTGCCGGGCAGTAATTTAGGTGGGGCTTCGGCCCCATTTTTATTGGGAGAAGACAATGGCACGAACAATGCTCTATAAGCCGGGCAACATGATCACCTGTGGTCAGTTTGCTGTCGATTACATCATTGTTGATGACGAAGAAGTTAAATCTCACCTGAAAAAAGGCTGGGTAAAAACTCCTGAAGAAACCGCAACGAAGCAAAAAGTGGCTAAGGCGGAAGAAGATGGCGAAAACGAAGGGTGATCTCGTTCTAAAGGCTTTACGAAAAGCTGGGCTGTATTCCAATGCCACGTTGACAGATGCTGAACCTCAGGCAATTGAAGATGCCATTAATGACCTCGAAGACATGATGGCAGCATGGCAGGCTAAAGGTATCGAGCTTGGGTATCAGTTTGCTGATACAGAAAACGGCATCATGCCGTTACCTGACGATGATTCAGGTATCCCTGCATGGGCAAATGATGGCGTCGCTTTGAAACTCGCTGTGCAAGTGTGCATGGATAACGTCATTCAGCCGTCAGACGCTCTCCTTACCGCTGCTGACAGTGCATATCAGACAATCTGCATCGCTTTAACCAAAATACCACCACTTGAGCGGCGAAATGACATGCCTCGCGGTAGTGGTAACAAAAGCGCGTTTACGTGGAATCGGTTTTACATCGAGAAAGATGATCCGAGTACGTGAGGTGAATAAATGCCGATTCAGCAACTTCCGCTTATGAAAGGTGTCGGCAAAGACTTTCGAAACGCCGACTATATCGACTATCTGCCAGTGAATATGTTGGCTACCCCCAAAGAAATCCTTAACAGCAGCGGATATCTTCGTTCATTCCCGGGCATTGCCAAACGTTCTGATGTGAACGGAGTATCGCGCGGCGTCGAGTACAACATGGCGCAGAATGCTGTTTATCGCGTGTGTGGTGGCAAGCTCTACAAAGGCGAAAGTGAAGTCGGTGACGTCGCCGGAAGTGGTCGCGTATCAATGGCACATGGTCGGACATCTCAGGCTGTAGGCGTTAATGGTCAACTGGTCGAGTATCGCTATGATGGCACGGTTAAAACCGTCTCAAACTGGCCTACAGACAGCGGATTCACGCAGTATGAGTTAGGTTCTGTTCGTGACATTACGCGCTTACGCGGGCGTTATGCGTGGTCAAAAGACGGCACTGATTCATGGTTTATCACTGACCTTGAAGACGAATCGCATCCTGACCGCTACAGCGCACAATATCGTGCCGAGTCGCAGCCTGACGGCATCATCGGAATCGGAACATGGCGAGACTTCATCGTCTGCTTTGGTTCATCGACGATTGAGTATTTTTCCCTGACTGGTGCAACCACCGTTGGTGCTGCTTTGTATGTCGCCCAGCCATCGCTGATGGTGCAGAAAGGTATTGCCGGGACTTACTGCAAAACGCCATTCGCTGATTCTTATGCGTTCATCAGCAATCCGGCAACAGGTGCGCCATCTGTATACATCATCGGTTCCGGGCAGGTATCACCAATCGCCAGCGCGAGCATTGAGAAAATACTACGCTCCTACACTGCTGATGAACTGGCTGATGGTGTGATGGAATCGCTGCGATTTGATGCTCATGAGTTGCTGATTATCCACCTTCCTCGCCATGTTCTCGTGTACGACGCATCTTCAAGCGCTAATGGTCCGCAATGGTGTGTGCTGAAAACAGGCTTGTATGACGATGTGTACCGCGCTATCGACTTCATTTACGAAGGCAATCAGATAACGTGCGGAGATAAGCTGGAATCGGTTATCGGCAAATTGCAGTTCGATATCAGCAGCCAGTATGGGCTACAGCAAGAACACCTGTTGTTTACACCACTCTTCAAAGCTGAGAACGCCAGATGTTTTGATCTGGAAGTTGAATCATCGACTGGTGTCGCTCAGTACGCTGACCGCCTGTTCCTCTCTGCAACCACTGACGGCATCAATTACGGACGTGAGCAGATGATTGAGCAGAATGAACCGTTCGTTTACGACAAACGCGTTTTGTGGAAGCGAGTAGGGCGCATCAGGAAAAATGTCGGCTTCAAATTGCGCGTTATCACGAAGTCACCTGTCACTCTGTCTGGCGCTCAGATAAGGATCGAGTAATGGCTGATTCGAATCTCAACACCCCTGTTATTGTGCAGGCGACGCGGCTCGATACATCAATCCTTCCACGCAATATATTCAGCCAGTCTTACCTGCTGTATGTCATTAATCAGGGGGCTGATGTCGGCGCAATTGCCGGGAAGGCAAATCAGGCTGGTCAGGGCGCTTACGATGCTCAGGTGAAAAACGATGAACAGGACGTCGAACTGGCAGATCACGATTCAAGAATCACCGCAAACACAAAAGCGATAAATCTCCTTGAGGTCAGGTTAACAACCGCCGAAGGGAAGATAGTCGTACTGCGTAGCGATGTTGATTACTTGCTGGATGAGGTTATCGATATTCAGGCGCATCTGGTCACTGTTGACAAAAGACTGGATGGCGTAGAAAGCGATGTATCTGACATTAAGAGTGATTACGTATCGAAAACCGTAACCAAATTGCAGTCTCTTGCGTCACCGCTGGATGTAAAAACATCATATTCAGTTGATGGAATTCAGGTTGTTGGAGCAAGAAATACCGGATGGACTGCAGCCACAGGTACACCTCTTCTTGGCTCATTCAACGCTAACCAGTCATACACGGTCGGCACTACGTACACACAATCCGAAGTCGCAGCTATCGCTACAGGTTTGGAGCAGGCGCGGCAGCGTATTCTGGCGCTTGAAACAGCACTTAGATTACATGGGCTGATTGACTGATGATTACATTCAAACCAACACGAAACATCGACCTGATAGAAGCCGTGGGAAATCACCCTGACATTATTGCCGGGAGCAACAACGGTGATGGATACGACTACAAGCCTGAATGCCGTTACTTTGAGGTTAACGTGCACGGACAGTTCGGCGGCATTGTTTACTATCAGGAGATTCAGCCGCTGACATTCGATTGCCACGCCATGTACCTGCCAGAGATTCGCGGCTTCAGCAAGGAAATCGGGCTGGCGTTCTGGCGATACATTCTGACTAACACCACCGTTCAGTGCGTCACATCGTTCGCTGCGCGCAAATTCCGCCACGGTCAGATGTACTGCGCAATGATTGGCCTTAAGCGTGTAGGAACCATCAAGAAATACTTCAAAGGCGTGGATGACGTGACTTTTTACAGCGCAACACGTGAAGAACTAATCGACTTCCTGAATCACGGGAGATAGCCATGTTATATGCATTTAAGCTGGGCAGAAAACTGCGCGGCGAGGAACCTTATTGCCCTGAAAAAGGCGGGAAAGGTGGCAGTTCTGATAAAAGTGCAAAGTATGCCGCAGAAGCTCAGAAGTATGCCGCAGACCTGCAAAATCAGCAGTTCAACACCATCATGAACAACCTGAAGCCGTTTACTCCTCTGGCTGGGAAGTATGTCGGCAGCCTTGAGAACTTATCGTCTCTGGAAGGGCAAGGTCAGGCACTTAACCAGTATTACAACTCTCAGCAGTATAAAGACCTTGCTGGTCAGGCTCGCTATCAGAGTCTGGCGGCAGCGGAAGCAACAGGTGGATTGGGTTCCACCGCAACCAGTAATCAGTTAGCAACAATCGCACCAACGCTTGGTCAGCAATGGCTATCTGGACAAATGAACAATTACAACAACCTGGCAAATATCGGTCTTGGCGCTCTTCAGGGACAGGCAAACGCCGGGCAAACATATGCCAACAACATGAGTCAGATTTCACAGCAAAGCGCGGCGCTGGCGGCGGCAAACGCCAACCGACCGTCAGCATTGCGGCAGGGTGTTAGTGGTGCTGCATCCGGTGCGCTTTTGGGTGGTGGTATAGCCAGTGCTCTCCAGCTATCAACTCCGTGGGGTGCTGGTATCGGTGCTGGTCTTGGTCTGCTTGGTTCGCTGTTTTAAGGGGTAATCAATGGCTACTTGGCAACAGGGTATTAATTCTGGTGGTTTTCTGGCTGGCATCGGTACGCAAAATGAGAATGCGCCAAAGGCAAGCGACATTAACGCAACGCTTGGTCTGATCCGCGAAAACAATGAACTGGCTCGATCAGGTGCAAATAACGTTGGTCTGACCGCGTTACGTGGTCTGGCTGGAGTTGCAGATATTTATAAGCAGGAACAGCAACAGAAAGCTATTAGTGCGTTCAATAAGGTTCACGCTGATGCATGGGCTTCTGGTGATCCATCTGGACTATTTAAGTTTGCCCAGGAAAATCCAGCGTTTGTTGCGCAGGCACAACAGGCGTTTTCCGGTATTAATGAGCAGCAACGCAACGATATGGGCGATTTAGCCATGAGGGCTAACGTCGCTCTTTCTCAGGGACCGGAAGCCTACAGTAAATTCATTACTGACAACAAGGACAGGTTAAATCGCGTGGGGGCGAATGCTGACTGGATGATTCAGACAGGTATCCAGAATCCAGAGCAGCTATCACACATGCTGACTACTATGTCTCTCGGTGCGCTTGGACCAGAAAAGGCGTTTGCTGTTCAGGACAAGATGGCTGGTCGTGAAATTGACCGAGGCAGACTGGCAGAGACAATCCGCAGCAATCAGGCTGGAGAAGCACTTCAGGCGAGAGGGCAAAACCTTTCCTATCAGTCAGCAATGACTGGGCACAATATCGCAGCACAACGCTTGGCTCTGGATCAGCAAGAGTTTGGGTTTAAGATGCAGCAAGCGCAGGAAAAGGCTCAGCAGTTGATTAGCGAAGCACCTAAGCTGTCAGTAAACATGGAAAAAGGCATCGAGACGGCTGTAAACAATGCCACAGCATCATCAAACTCAGCCAATTCCATGAGTGCGCTTGCTCAACAGTTCAGAGCAGAAAAACCAACGACAGGTTTGTTCGGTAACGCACAGAACATGTTCGCAAAACTTACCGGAAGCGATACGACATTGCGTGATTTGCGCATTCGCCAAAATGCCCTTGTTAACAGTCAGGTTCTTAAATTCCTACCTCCCGGCCCAGCAACGGATAAAGACGTTGAGATCGTTCGACAGGGTGCGCCAACTGACATGGATAACCCTGAGACGGTCGCAAGATGGCTTGATGCAATGGCAAACCTTGAGCGACGAAACGCGCAGTTTAATGAGTTTAAAGCCGAGTGGATGAGCGCGAATGGCAACCCTGGACAATCGCGTAATGGCGGTCAGATATTGGGGTTGGATGTTAAAAAAGGTGAATCATTGGGGAGTGCCGTTAAGCGGTATATGTCATTGAATACTGACGCAGCGCCAGCACAAGATTCGACACCTTCAGGAGAACCACGGAATCAGGTTGGATCATATACCTCAAAATCAGGCATTCAATTTACGGTGGAATGATGAAAGTTACTGCAAACGGTAAGACATTTACCTTTCCTGATGGTACGAGCACGGAAGATATTGGCACCGCCATTGATGAGTATTTTGCTGGTCAGGCTGTTCAGCAACAAACAGTTAATCAGGCCAATAATGCACCAACACGGGAAGAACCATCATTGATGCAACAAGCTGGCGATTGGCTCACTGGTGGTCAAAGTGCAGGGCAAATTGCAGAACAGGCTGGTCGTGGTCTGGTAAACATACCATTTGACGTATTGCAGGGTGGCGCAAGTCTGATTAATGCAATCAGCCAGGGGCTTGGTGGCCCCAAGGTTTTGGATGATGTTTATCGCCCTGTCGAGCGACCGACAGACCCTTACGCGCAAGCCGGTGAAACAATTGGTGGGTATCTCCTGCCAATTGGCACAGCGGCAAAAGCTGCTGGAGCGACAGCAAAGCTCGCTGGAGATATCGGTTCCGCAGGAAACATGATTGCAGGTTCTCTTGCTGATGCTGCAAATCAGGAGGGCGACTTTGCACAAAATGCTGCCATTAACGGTGGTATCAATATTGGTGCTCAGGGGATACTTTCTGGGGCTGGAAGGATCTTAACCTCTAAATCACCTCAAGTTCTTGGTGGCGGGGCAATAAATTCCGCTGCTGATGTTTCGAAAATGGCAAAGTCTGGTACAGGAAGAGAGATTATTGCCAGACAGTCAGCTAATGTGTCAGACGAAATAGCAAAAGCAGCAGATACTGCTGGAATAGATATCAACGCATTAACTCCTGGCATGAGATCAGGTAGTCGTGGTCTTGCTCAGGCGGAGGGGATTCTGGCGTCAAAGCCCGGAATTACACAGGATGCACACACCAAAGCATTCAGTGAAATAGAGTCGAAATTTAACTCAGCATTGGATGAGTTTGGGGCTGAAGCAGGAACTGCATCAGAAAAAAGTGCAGCCATAAAACAAAGGGTTTTGGCAAGTATTGATAAAATGAAAAATTCAGAAAAGGCCGCATGGGATAGCGTCCGCTCCACGATGCCTGACGCAAAGGCCAGAATGTCAAACCTGAACGCTACAATTCAGGGTGATATTTTGGCCGGCATGCCGCTAACTCCTGAGATGAAACAATTCGCATCTGCTTATGCTAAAACTAGTAAAAAAGGAATCACGTTTGATGCCATGAAGGCATGGCGAAGTAAACTTGCTGACGCAGAGCAGAAGTATATAAGGTCTGGTGAGGCAAATACGGCAAGGCGCATGGCTGAGCTTCGTGATGCAGCAACGGAAGATATGCGCATAATGGCTCAAAATGGCGGTTTTCTTGATGACTGGCAAAAAGCTAATGATCTGTCAAAAGCAAGATTTACAGCACAAGAACAGGCTGAAGCAGCGTTTGGTAGAGACCTTGCAACTGATCAGTTGGTAACTAATGGCTCTAAGGCGTTGCAGGGTTCAGCAAAAAGTGGAACAGGTCAGTTCCATAAAATAATAAGCGCCCTACCTGAGTCGGAACGCGCGCCAGCAATTGCATCAATATTACAAGATGCGGTATCGCAAGGGGTACGCGGAGGTAAGTCTGAAGAGGCTGGAATTAAGCATATCGCGACTATTCTTACCCCACAAAACGTGAAGGCAATTAGTCGATATTCTCCAGAACTTGGCAGGATTACAAGTTCATACGGAGAACTTGCACGAGCAGCAACAAAGCCACTTCGATATGTTGAACAGACAGGGCGATCTATGCCAGCCATTAGCACTCTTGAGAATGGCCTTCATCCAGTTTTAGAGAGCGCATTGTCTGGCGCTTTTAGAACTACTGGCACTATCGCAGGGTTCTCTGGAGGAGGCGTTATTGGAGCAATAGCGGGTGGCGCTGCAGGTGGGGCAATTGATGCAATGGCAAAAGGAGCGATAGCGAAATTATCCGCAACTAGAAGCGGTCGTTACGCTATTGAAAAGGCTGTTCAAGAGGCAACAAAGGCAGTTAAGGTTGGGGCAAGTGATGGCGCATTAGCGGCGGCGGAACGCAGATTTATGGCAAATAAGGCCGCCGTAAAAGCAATACGCGAGGCACTAGGAAACGAAGAGTTCCAGCGTTTAGCAAGAGCTGGAATTGTGGCATCGCTAAGCGGAATGGCACAGGAGTAATTAGTCATCCATGGATGGATTGAGCTTATCTCGTGTTGATGTGGCAATTTTCCCAACATTTTTCAACCAAGATTTTAAGAAGGATATGTCGTCCTTAATATCATGAATATCCTCATTCTTTATACGATCAACCTTATCCTCTAAGCTCTCTATAGAACGCTCAATGCTAGACAGAGAGATTTTTAAGTCCCCTTGCTCACGTTCCAGTGAGGATTTGAGAGCACAATATTCGTTTTCTAGAATTCCTATTTTTTTTGTTAGAGAGTGCATTCGATACTCATACACCAAACCAGAAACGACTAATGCAGCCAACAGAAACCATTCAAGCACACCAACCTCCTTAGTTTTGCTCAGGATACCAGATGATAATGTGTAGTTGGAGTAGCGCGGTTGTAATGCAAGCATTTTGTTTTGGTTTTATGCTTGCTTGTATGTGTGTACAGTGCATATAATGCAAGCATACATCACAATAAAGGTGCTTGCATTATGACTGAAAAGAAAAGTGGCGAAGGGAAAGCTAAGGGCGGTATCGCTCGCGCAAAGTCGCTGACTAAAGAGCAGCGTTCTGAAATAGCAAAGAAAGCAGCGGCTGCAAGATGGAAGGATAAACCATTAATTGCTACGCATAAGGGATCGTTCCAGCATGAATTCGGGATTGATGTTGAGTGCTATGTGTTAAATGATGATAACAAAACTGCCGTTATTAGCCAGAGAGGCATGGGAGAAGCGATTGGTCTTGGCGAAGGTGGCAGCAGGTTGCCAAAGTTTATTCAGGGGAAAACTATTTCTCAGTATATCGGGCATGAATTAAGGGCAAAACTTGAAAATCCTCTTATTTTTCAATACAAACAGGCGGGCACGAACACTCCAGCTAATCCTGTAATACATGGCTACGATGTAACAATATTAATTGATTTATGTCGAGCAATCTCTAATGCTAAAGCTGAAGGTAAGTTGCTTTCCAGTCAGGAAGGGATTGCTAAGCAAGCCAGAATCATTATTGATGCATCAGCCAAGGCGGGCATTCAGGGGCTTGTTTATGCTTTGGCAGGGTATGACAGAACAAAAGAAGAGGTAATTCAAGCATATAAGCGATATGTTGCTGAAGAGGCTCGTGAGTATGAAAGAGAGTTCACCCCTGAACTTTATGAGCATTGGTATCGTCTGTATGGTATAGACAAACCAGTTAGAGGGCGACCATGGGCGTTTAAATATCTTACGATAGATCACATTTATTACCCATTAGCCAGAAGTGAAGGAAAGGTATTTAATTTAGCAAAAACGTCAAAAGAAGAAAAAGGCAGCAAAAACGATAAAATACACCAGTTTTTATCAGAGGTTGGAGTTAAGGCTCTTAGAACCCAAATAGGTAAGGTTACTGGTATTGCAATGGTTTCTGATACTCGAGAAGAGTATGAGAAATACATAGATGAAAAGGTTATTGGACAAAGAACCATAGACTTAAAAGATAAAGAATAAGAAAATCCCACCGTCAGGTGGGTTTTTTATAAGGAGTAATCATGATTTACCCATCAAACAACCCACCAGTTTGCCTGATTGGATGCCAGCCTTGCAGTTTTTATGGAATTAATTATGCCATGCTCAAGAGCCTTGTTAGCATCCAAAATGGTCGAGTCTGCTATCAGGGATGCCCACCTAATATGGGTTCCGATGTCGATATTGAACGTCTCAACGAAGCGATCAAGATCGTTATCGAGGCATTTCCCGTACTCTCTCAATCTGGCATGGTCGGCGGCTGGGGAGGCAAAGCACCATAATAGAGGATGTAACAGGAATCTTGATAATGGGTTTGCGAAACGTTCTGAGCCAGCCAGGAAAACGATATTAGCTATGGATTCAACATTGCTTATGTTGTGAGTTCTAACGGTAACAGGGAGTGACTTAAGAAAGTTATACGCAGTAAAGCCAGCGGCAGTTTCCCCTCCCTGACTTGATATATGGATATTTAATTCAGTTGCGCCTTGAGATAATGCGGTGAGACAGTGGTTCTGAAGTTGCCCAACAGTGGCAGTGTTAACGGGGCATAAGAAATGAATTGTGTGCAGCATTATTTTTCATCCTTACCATACATGGTCTTTAGCGTCTCAAGCAGCGCCTCTTTGAATTTGTCAGCTTCTTGCTGAGCAAATGACTCAACTGACTTTGGCGACCTATCTTCATCAATCGCGGCTTGCAAAATCATGACGATCTCGGAGTTAACAGAGCGACCATTTTTTGATGCTCTGACAGCAAGAGCCTCGCGTAAAGATTCAGGGATTCTTACCGTAGTTGGAGAAATTGACACACCCTTTGCCATATCACACCTTTGGTATTCAATTTGATAGCAAAGTGTATGCAAAAAAATTTTGACTAGATATACTCACTTTGATATCTTTTGTATTCGAAAAGAGTTGTTTGTGTGGAGGGTAACATGGAGAAAGAAATAAGTAAGATTTTGGTAAGGATGCCGCAGTCGTTAAAGGATGCTATAGGTAGCAGGGCAAAGGAAGAGTGCAGGTCGTTTAACTCAGAGGTTATCAAGCGCCTGATAGACAGCTTGAAGAGAGAGGGGGTAATGGTATGAGTAAAGAATGTTGTTTCTGCGGCATTAGCGAATCAGACGCTGATCAAACATACATTTACTCTAAAGAAACAGGTCGGATGCTGTGTAGTGACTGCGTGTTGGACATCATAAGATACAAGCATCTTGGATGTTCTGCCAGCATTAGCAATATAGGTGAAGTATATGAAGGGAAAGATATAACTGATAGATCAGAAAGTTGAAGCCCCAACTGCGGGAACAGTCAGGGCTTCGGTTGTCAGTAAATCCGTGGAGAAAAACCAACATGAATAGTATAGCAATTTTAGAAGCAGTGAACACCTCTTACGTACCATTCAACGGTCAGCAAATTATCACCGCCATGGCTGCCGGAGTTGCATATGTTGCGATGAAGCCAATCGTTGAAAACCTCGGAATGAGCTGGGGTACTCAGCAACAAAAACTTATGAAACAACTAGATAAGTTCAACTGTATTCATATGAATATGGTTGCTGCTGATGGAAAGCTTCGTAAGCTACTCTGCCTTCCTTTGAAGAAGTTAAATGGATGGCTGTTCAGCATCAACCCCGAGAAAGTTCGTGCTGACATCCGCGATAAACTGATTCAGTACCAGGAAGAATGCTTTACTGTGCTGCATGACTACTGGACAAAGGGAAAGGCAGAAAATGCACGTAAGAAAACATCTGTTGATGACAGGACTCCGCTTCGTGATGCTGTAAATATGCTGGTCAGCAAAAAGCATCTAATGTACCCAGAAGCTTATGCAATGATTCATCAGCGTTTCAATGTGGAAAGTATTGAAGAGCTTGATGCATCTCAGATACCGCAAGCCGTAGAGTACATCCACAGGGTAGTGCTTGAAGGTGAGTTCATTGGCAAACAAGAGAGGAAAGTCAACGAGCTTTCTGCAAAAGAAGCAAACAGCCTTGTATGGTTATGGGATTATGCCAACCGCTCACAGGCATTATTCCGCGAACTGTATCCGGCGCTGAAACAAATTCAATCGAACTATTCCGGCAGATGTCATGACTGCGGTTATGAGTTCTCCCGTATTATCGATATAGCGAGAGATGTTTTAATCAACCATACACGAGATGTTGATATTAATGAGCCAGACGGACCAACGAATCTTTCCGCATGGATGAGACTTAAGAATAAAGAATTACCTCCTTCAGTACATAACTACTGACAGATAACCAACGCAACGACCCAGCTTCGGCTGGGTTTTTTTATGCCCAAAATTCACCGTAGCCATGCTGCGGCGATTCCTTGTGTCTGGAGCAAATTAAATGAGAGACATTACAGCCAATGTGATCGTATCGATGCCTTCGCAACTCTTCACTATGGCGCGTTCTTTTAAAGCCGTAGCCAATGGCAAAATTTATATCGGTAAAATTGACACTGACCCTGTAAATCCTGAAAACCAGATTCAGGTTTATGTGGAAAACGAAGACGGCTCTCACGTTCCTGTTTCGCAACCAATCATCATTAACGCTGCTGGATATCCTGTATATAACGGACAGATTGCCAAATTCGTAACTGTGCAAGGCCATTCTATGGCTGTTTATGATGCGTATGGTGCGCAGCAGTTCTATTTTCCGAATGTGCTGAAGTATGATCCTGATCAGTTACGGCGGCAATTAGAAGACCCAGATGGAGCGAATAAATACCCAAAACTTCAGATAGCAAGATGGAGAGACAGTTATGATGTAAGAGGTTGGGGGGCTATTGGTGATGGTGTTCATGATGATACATCAGCTCTATCAGAATTACTTTCTGTTGCAACAGGTGGTGAAAAGATAGATGGGCGAGGGCTTACTTTTAAAGTATCAACTCTTCCAGATGTCAGTCGATTTAAAAATGCTCGTTTTTTATTTGAGAGAATACCGGGTCAGCCTCTTTTTTATGCTTCTGAAGATTTTATCCAGGGAGAGTTATTTAAAATTACAGATACACCGTGGTACAACGCCTGGACGCAGGATAAAACGTTTGTATATGACAATGTCATCTATGCGCCTTTTATGGCTGGAGACCGCCATGGTGTAAATAACCTCCATGTTGCATGGGTTCGCTCAGGAGATGACGGGAAGACCTGGACAACGCCGGAATGGCTTACAGATTTACATGAAAACTATCCCACAGTTAACTATCACTGCATGAGTATGGGGGTTGTCAGAAATCGCCTTTTTGCTGTAATTGAGACGCGGACCGTGAGAGGAAATAAACTGCAGGTTGCAGAGTTGTGGGATCGCCCAATGAGTCGCAGCCTTCGCGTTTATGGTGGTATAACGAAAGCAGCAAATCAGCAAGTCGCTTATATTCGCATTACTGATCACGGATTATTTGCTGGTGATTTTGTCAACTTCTCAAACTCTGGTGTTACAGGTGTTACCGGGAATATGACGGTGACTACTGTTATTGATAAAAATACCTTTACAGTTACGACGCAAAATACCCAGGATGTGGATCAGAATAACGAGGGTAGATACTGGAGTTTTGGCACATCATTTCACTCGTCACCATGGAGAAAAACCAGTCTTGGAACTATTCCTTCTTTTGTTGACGGAAGCACTCCTGTTACTGAGATTCACAGTTTTGCGACGATTAGCGATAACAGTTTTGCTGTTGGCTACCATAATGGTGATATTGGTCCACGCGAGCTTGGGATACTCTATTTCTCTGATGCTTTCGGTTCTCCTGGTAGCTTTGTTCGCAGACGCATACCTGTAGAATATGAGGCGAATGCATCTGAGCCATGTGTAAAATATTATGATGGCATTCTGTATCTGACGACCAGGGGGACATTAAGTACTCAACCCGGTAGTTCATTGCACAGAAGCTCTGATTTAGGTACATCATGGAATTCTCTTCGCTTCCCAAATAATGTTCATCACTCAAACCTTCCTTTTGCCAAAGTTGGCGATGAGCTGATTATTTTTGGCAGTGAGCGCGCATTTGGTGAGTGGGAAGGAGGAGAACCTGATAACCGTTATGCAGGAAATTATCCAAGAACATTTATGACCAGAGTTAACGTCAATGAGTGGAGTCTGGATAATGTAGAGTGGGTTAATGTTACTGATCAGATTTATCAGGGCGGAATAGTTAACTCTGCGGTTGGTGTTGGTTCAGTTTGTATCAAAGACAACTGGCTGTACTACATTTTCGGTGGGGAAGACTTTCTAAACCCATGGAGCATAGGGGATAACAACAGAAAATATCCTTATGTTCACGATGGTCACCCGGCTGATTTGTATTGTTTCAGGGTGAAAATTAAACAGGAAGAATTTGTTTCAAGGGATTTTGTCTACGGAGCCACTCCTAACAGAACGCTTCCTACTTTTATGTCGACGTCAGGCGTGAGGACGGTTCCTGTACCCGTTGATTTCACAGATGATGTTGCCGTCCAGTCACTGACTGTCCATGCAGGTACATCAGGACAAGTTCGCGCGGAAGTCAAACTTGAGGGTAATTACGCCATTATTGCGAAGAAAGTACCGTCTGATGATGTTACCGCTCAGAGATTAATCGTTAGCGGCGGTGAAACAACGTCTTCAGCAGATGGTGCAATGATAACGTTGCATGGTTCCAGAAGCAGTACTCCACGTCGCGCGGTATATAACGCACTCGAACATCTTTTTGAGAACGGAGATGTTAAACCTTATCTTGATAATGTAAATGCTCTTGGTGGTCCGGGAAACAGGTTCTCGACAGTTTATCTTGGCTCCAATCCTGTGGTTACCAGTGACGGAACATTAAAGACAGAGCCGGTCTCTCCTGACGAAGCATTGCTGGATGCCTGGGGTGACGTCAGGTATATCGCTTATAAATGGCTGAACGCTGTCGCTATAAAGGGGGAAGAAGGGGCGAGGATACATCATGGTGTAATCGCGCAGCAACTTCGTGATGTTCTTATTTCTCACGGACTCATGGAAGAAGAAAGCACAACATGCCGCTATGCCTTTCTTTGCTATGACGATTATCCCGCAGTATATGATGACGTCATTACTGGCCAAAGGGAAATGCCGCTGACTGATAATGACGGGAGCATCATTGTTGATGAGGATGATAATCCAGTGATGGTAATAGAAGACATCATTGAGCGCGTTGAAATAACGCCAGCAGGATCTAGATGGGGGGTCAGACCTGATCTCTTATTCTATATCGAGGCGGCATGGCAGCGCAGAGAAATGGATAAGATAAAAGCTAGGTTAGACTTAATAGAAGGGAAGCACTAA